ACACAGGACTGGCTGACCGCCACCGTCCGCCGCTACATCGCAGAGGCAGGTGAAACCGAATGAACTACGATCTGCCAGACCACCCCGTTATCCAAAACATGGAGCGCACCGGCTACCCGGACGGCAAGGAGCCGACCTTCCCGATTTGCCCCGTCTGTGGTGAAGAGTGCGAGGAAATTTTCAGAGACAAAGATTTGAATATCGTCGGCTGCGATATCTGCATCAAGCAGTCCGACGCATGGGAGGAGCCGGAGTGCTTCCCCGGAAAGGAGCATTGATGAAAGGACTGGTTATCACTACCGAAAACAAGATGCAGGTCAGGGAGTTCGGCGAGCCTGCCTATGAGACCATCGGAAAGGCTGTCGGCGGATGGATCGAGGTCGTACACCCGAAGGGCCTGCCCGATCCGTTCTGCATGGTTGTCAACGAAGAGGGGTTGCTGCACGGTCTGCCGCTCAACCTGTTTGGCTGCATTCTCTACGATACCGTGCGCCACGGAAACCCCATTGTCGGAGACATCGTAATTCTCAAAGAAGGCTTCACCACGCCCGGCGAGAGAGACTTTATCGGGCTGGACGAGGACGACATCAAATTCCTCGGCGCAATGGCCGTCAGTCTGAGCGGCGGCGGCATCAAGTGGGAAAGCGAGGCGCGATAATGGCAAAGTTCTATTTTACCTACGGCACGGACGGTCAGCCGTTTTTCGGTGGCTGGACTGAGGTCGAAGCCCCGGACGCTCACGCGGCCTGTGCTGCATTCCGCGCCTATCACCCCGATAAGACCGAGGGCTTAGTGAATTGCTCCAGCATCTATGACGAGGAGAAGTTCAAGCTGACCGAAATGTACCGGGAAAGCAATTTCGGTTTCCGGTGCCACGAAATCATCACTCTGCGGCGCGAAGCCGCTACCAACTGAAAGGAGCTATCACCATGATTAGAAACCCGAACGAAATCCAGGAGGGAGCCAAGAAGATCCGTATGCTGATTGCCGGCTACCCCGGTATCGGCAAGTCCACCCTGGCCTTGTCCGCCCCCCGCCCCCTGCACATTGACGTGGACTTCGGCATTGACCGTATCGAGCCCCGGTACCGCAAGCCTTACATCCAGCCCAAGAGCTACGACGAGATCCTGGAGGATCTGACCCCCCTCAACGTCAAGGACTTCGACACGCTGGTCTTTGACACCGGCGGGAAGCTCATTTCCCTCATGTCTCAGTGGGCCATCAAGAAAGACGTCAAGTATGGCCAGCGCGACGGCAGCCTCTCCCTCAAAGGCTACGGCTTTGTCGGCAAGGAATTCGTCCGGCTGATGGACTACTGCTTCTATGAGCTGCAGAAGAACATCGTCATCGTGTTTCACGCCACGGAGGAAAAGGACGGCGACAACACCCGCCTCCGTATCAAGGTCGAGGGCCAGACGAAAAACAACGTCTGGGAGCCTATGGACCTGGGCGGCTTCGTGGAGATTTACGGCAATGACCGCACCATCGGCTTCTCCAACTGCGAGAGGTATTTCGCCAAGGGGACGCGCGGTATCTCTGGCATTCGCAAAATCCCCGCACTCGGCCCGACCAGCCCTAACGACTTCCTGACGAAGCTGTTCGCCGAGTACAACGCCAAGGCCACCGCCGAGGTCGAGCAGAACGCAGTCGATCAGGCGGCATACGAGGCCGCGATGGTTGAGGGCACGGCCATCATCGCCGACATTGTCGATGCAGACACCGCCAACGCCGCCATGCCGAAATATCAGGCCATTAAGCACGCGCTGACCTCCAACAAGGAGCTGGGAGTTCTCTGGAACAAAAAGATCAAGGAATGCGGCCTGTTCTTCGACAAGGTTTTGAAGAAATACACGCCCGCGCCCGAGGAGGCAAAGGAGGCGGAGTAAATGGGACGCTACCTGATGACCCATTCCCTGTTGGCGTCCTGGCTCTACACCATGAAAGAAAACCCCTACGAGGACATGACGACAGAGCGCGATCCGATGGGCGAATTCATGCAGACGCTGCGCCGTGAGCCGACGCCGACCATGGTGACGGACATCATCAACGGCCCCGCCGATCCCAACGATCCGTGGTATGCCGCCGCAGAAAAGGTCGCCCGGCGCTGCGCCGGTGGCGTCCTCCAGTACAAAGCCAAGAAGATTGTGGAGGTCGGCGGTATGAGCCTTCTTCTGTATGGCCGTCTGGACTGCTTGAAAGCGGGGGAGATCATCGACATCAAATTCACCAAGAGCTACGACACCGGCAAGTTCTTTTCCAGCACACAGCACCCCACCTACTTCGAGTTAATCCCCGAAGCGCGGCAGTTTACCTACATCGCCAGCAACGGGCGCGATGTATGGCCGGAAACATACTTCCGTGAGGACGCTCCCAGCATCTTCCCTGTCATTTCCGACTTCTTCGACTGGCTCCGGGCGGTGGATCTGATGCAGGTATACCAGGAGAAGTGGGCGACGCTATGAACGGCAAGCTGAAAGACTGGTCGTTCTCCCGCACCGGAGAAAGCGTGCTGACCATCACGACCAGAGAGAGCTGCAAGAAGCTGTGGGACGCGCTCGGCGATCAGGAGATCACATTCTCCATCAAAAGGCGCGTCATCCCCCGAAGTCTCAACGCGAACAACTACGCATGGTCGCTGATTGAGAAGCTGGCCGTCGCGGTGAAGTCGGACAAGGACTCCGTTTACGAGGAAATGCTCCGGCGCTACGGCACCGGCGAGACATACACTGACGAGGCCGGAAACGAGTGCAAGGTGTTGTTCTCCCTGCGGGAGGGCGTACCGCCCGCGCTGGTGGCGCGGCACTACGCCGAAACCGGCGTCGGTTATGTCGAGGGGAAGAAGTTCATTCATTACCGGGCGATCAAAGGCACCAGCGAATATTCCACGAAAGAAATGAGCGTCTTTCTGGACGGCATCATTTCCGAGTGCCAGGAGGTCGGCATCGAAACCGACACCCCCGAGCAGATCGCCAGATACAAGGAGGAGTGGGGACGGTGAGCTACGGCGAAGACCTAATGATTGAAATGCTGATTAACGAAGCGGTAGAAGGAGAAGAACGGCGAAACGATATGTGCCGCCTGTATGGGGCTCTCGGTGCAAAGACTTGGATTTCTGCAAACGGAACGACCATCAGCATTCGGAAGATGGA